TGGTAAACTACTAAATACAGGGAATACGGAGCTCCCTTACATGGCCTTAGAAAATCAATCCAGCTTAGATACATTAAAACAAAATCTTATTGATTATGTACGTCTGCAACTAGGCGACCAGATTGTTGATATCGAGCTGGATGCCGAGCACTATGAAGCGGCCTATCAACGTACCATTGGTGTGTATCGCCAGCGAGCACAAAACGCCTATGAAGAAAGTTATATCTTTATGGAGTTGGTAACCAATGTTAATATCTACGATCTGCCACAGGAAGTACAAACAGTTCGACAGATTTTCCGTAGAACTTTTGGCGATTCCACAGGACCGTTTGCAAGTAACTTTGATCCGTTTAGTCAAGCAAGTATGAACGTGTATCTAATGAACTTCAACGTAGCCGGCGGCCTTGCTACCTATGATTTTTATAGCCAGTATGTAGAATTAGCCGGACGTATGTTTGGTGCTTACATGAACTATACTTGGAATCCGGTTACAAAAAAATTACAGCTAATTAGAGATCCAAAAGGCACCGGCGAAGCAGTGCTACTCTGGTGTTATAACCTCAAACCAGAATTTAATCTCCTGAGCGATTTCCAAATTGTGCAATGGATTCGTGATTATATGGTGGCCAACTGCAAAATGATCGTTGGCGAAGCACGTGAAAAGTTTGGACAGATTGCCGGCCCACAAGGTGGTGGAACCCTAAACGGTGCGGCTATGAAAGCTGAGGCACAAGCAAGTATGGACAAATTAGTCGAAGAACTCAAAAACTATGTAGATGGTTCACAGCCACTCAGCTGGGTAATTGGATAACGCTGGCTAGACTTACACCAAAAATCATGCTATACTCTTAGCATGAGCTCATTAATGATAGACATCGAAGGACTAGGAACTGGCCCTGACGCGACCATTTTAACCATCGCGGCCCAGAGCTTTGACCCGTTTGGTACTGGATATTACGATCGTTGTTATTATGCCCGAATCACTCTTGAGAGCCAAGAAAATCGTAATATACAACAAGATACTATAGACTGGTGGGCCACCCAGCCCGAAGCACAGGCCGAGGCATTCATGGAAGAAGGCCGCATTGATTTAGACCAAGCTCTAGACAGCCTGTACAAGTTGGCCTGGCAACACAAATTCATCTGGGCTAACGGACCCACATACGACATGAACATTCTTGAGCATGCGTACAAGAGCTATAGCAAAAGTTTGCCTTGGCAATTTTATAATGTTCGCGATGCCAGAACCATCTACAGCTTATGGCCAGAATTGCCCAAGCCACCTACATCACATCATGCTCTCGAAGATTGCCGCAGACAAATTGATATGTTACAGGCAACACTAAAACATTTAAACGTAAAGGAAATTAGATGATTATTGGTATTTGTGGATTGATTGGAAGTGGTAAAGATACCATAGCAGACTACCTACAAAATATACACCAGTTCCGTCGAGAAAGTTTTGCCCACACGCTTAAAGATGCAGTTGCTTGTGTGTTTGGATGGGACCGTGAGCTAATTGAAGGACGCACCAGAGAAAGTAGAGAGTGGCGCGAACAAGTGGATCCATGGTGGTCAGAACGTTTGAACATGCCACACTTGACTCCTCGATACGTGCTACAAGTATGGGGCACAGAAGTTGCCCGTAGAAGCTTTCATGACGATATTTGGATTGCCAGCCTAGAAAATAAACTTCGTAAAACCCAAGATGATGTGGTGATCAGTGACTGCCGTTTTCCTAATGAAATTCAGGCAATTCGCAATGCTGGTGGCATTGTTATTAGAGTAAAACGTGGCCCAGAGCCTGTATGGTATGAGCTAGCTGAAAAGGTAAATTGTGGACCAGACAGAAATATTAACTGGCGTCTGAGTAAGAATCAGCTGGAAACCTACGGAATTCACGCCAGCGAAACTGGATGGATTGGCACAGAGTTTGATGCGGTTATTGACAATAACAGCGACGGATTGGACAGTCTTTATGCCCAGATCAAACGTCTGGTGCAAGATCTCCAACGACCCAAGGCAGATCAGTCTTAGCAATTTCCACCACACAATTCTGACAAACAGTTTTTAAATTTCTAAGAGTAGTATTGTGTAAATTACCATCCACATGATACACCAACAGTTGAGCCGCAAACTTGGCTCTAAATCCACATCGATCACATGTGGATTTTTTCTTATATCCAGCTGACTCCCATTGTGGTTTTGCTGGTTTGATTCTACGTTTCTTTCTAATACAGTAATCACATTGACTGCGATAATATACTTGACCATCACGATAACAATTTATTGCACATGAACGTTGTTTACAGGTTGGGCACATGGGTCTCATAGTGATATTTACCATATTTTGAGAGCAAAACCTTACCGTAAGGGTAGTAATACACCACAGTTTTTGTCATAACCGATAAATATCTTTAATTAATAAAAAGGAATTAGTTATGGCCTTAATCTCCCCAGGTGTACAAGTCAGTGTAATTGACCAAAGTAATTACACACCCGCTGCTGCTAGCTCGGTACCATTTATTTTATTGGCAACTGCTGAGAATAAAATCTCCGGCGCAGGCACTGGTATTGCTCCAGGAACATTGGCAGTTAATGCTAACAAACTGTATTTGATGACAAGTCAACGAGACCTGCTCAGTACATTTGGTGTTCCATTCTTCTACAATACCACAGCTGGTACTCCAATCAACGGATATGAACTTAACGAATACGGCTTGTTGGCTGGATATTCCGCCCTGGGCGTAACTAATATTGCCTATGTAATGCGAGCAGACATTGACTTGGCTGCTCTTACTGCCAGTTTAACCCGTCCTGTAGGCGCTCCTGCAAACGGCACTTACTGGTTAGATACTACTAACAGCACTTGGGGTATTACTGAGTGGAATCAAACCACATCTGCATTTACTAAGAAAACACCTAGTGTCATCACTGACACAGTATTTTTAGAAACTCTAAGCACAGTACCTCTGCCTAGTTATGGCAGTATTGGCGACTATGCTGTTACAGCTACCAACGTATACAACCCAACCTACTACAAGCGTGGTGGACCTACTACAGCGCAAGCACCAGGGTGGCTACAAGATGGCGCCAGTGCCGGCGACCTGTACAACACTTGGGTTTTGATTGGTAGTGATGAATGGAAAACAGCCTGGCCTACCGTGCAAGGCACGTTGGCTCCAACCAGTTTGACTGTGGGAAATAGTTTTGCTATTAACGATATCACAATCACAGTTCCTGCCAGTCCCAACAACACAGTAGGAAATTTAGTCACTCAGATTAATGCTCTTAGCAGTAGTACTATTCCTGGTGTTTATGCTGCCAATATTGGTGGAAAATTAACCTTGTACGCAGACAGCACAGCCACAAACGATGGTAGTACCGAAGGCACCGGCGTTATTGCTATCAATAATATCAGTGGTACACCATTGGCAACATTGGGTATCACAAGCAATCAATATGCGGCTCCTGCTTACTTTGCAGGTCCAAATTACTCCGCACCAAGATGGCGCACCACAGATACACAGCCAGAACCAACAGGCAGTGTGTTCCAGCAAACCAACACTCCTAACCAAGGCATGTTGATTCAAGTTAAACGTTATAACAGCACCCTAGGCACATTTGTATTACAAAGTTGTTCAGTGTATGCTGATGATGCTGCCGCAATTTATGCGTTAGATCCAACATCAGGCGGCCAAACAATTCCAGCTGGTACGACCTATGCACAGATTGATCCGTACAACAATACCACATCGGGATTGTTAGTACTTGAGCGATTAGCTGCAGGTGCCACAGTAATCACTGGTAGTGATGTTACTCCGGTGTTTGTGACCAATTCTACATTTACTTTGGCCGCAACTCAGCCAGAAACAGCTACAGTAGCCGCTCCAGTAACAGTTACAATCCTTGGTACTACTGCCGCTGATTTTGTGGCCGCTGTTAGTGCCGCTGGTGTTGACAACGTCAGCGCCGATGTTAACGCAGCCGGTGCAATTTACTTTACACATTCCACAGGTGGCGACATTTATCTAGTTGATGGCGCGAATACACCGTTGGCTGATGCTGGATTTACAACATCAGTTACTGGTATTCGTCAGACCGACGTTGATGGCAGTGGACTAACACTTAGTAACTGGGTAGGTACTCCAACATTTACCTATACAGCTGCCGCCAGCGCACCAAACATTGACCCAGCAAACGGAACATACTGGTATTACAGTGATGCCACCACAGCTGATATTATGATACAGAACAACGGTGACTGGTATGGCTATCAAAATGTCACAAACGATGTACGTGGTTACGATTTGAGTTTAACTAACGCTGCAGGCCCGATATTTAGTGCTACAGCTCCAACTACACAAACCGATGACGCAGAAAGTCCATTAGCCTATGGTGACTTATGGATTGACACAAGCGATTTAGAAAATTATCCAGTGATCAGTCGTTGGCAAAGTGTTAGCGGTGAAGACCAATGGGTTACAATCAGCAACGCTGATCAGACCACGATCAATGGCATATTATTTGCTGATGCACGTTGGGCACCTAACGGTACAACCAATCCGATCACAGATCCGATTCCACCAATTGCTACAGGATCAACCCCGTTGATTACCAGCAACTACCTGGATCTTGATGCACCTAATCCAGATTTATATCCAGAAGGCATCTTGTTGTTTAACACACGTAGATCAGGATTTAATGTTAAATCATTCCAGGTTAACTACTTTAATTCTACAGACTATCCATCCCCAGACGTATTACCTAGTCAAACTGATACTTGGTTAACAGTGTCAGGTAATCGTGCAGATGGTAGTCCTAACATGGGTCGCCAAGCTCAACGTACATTGATTGTACAGGCATTGAGAGTAGCAATTGACACTAGCACACAACTGCGTGAAAATCAAGCACAGTATAACTTGATTGCTTGCCCACAGTACCCAGAGTTAGCACCTAACATGGTGGTACTCAACAACGATCGAGGCGATACATCGTTTAGCGTAGTTGACACTCCTCTGCGGTTAACACCAGACGAAGTGGTAACTTGGGCTACCAATAACAACGGTCTAGGCCTTGCTACAAGTGATGGTAATTTAGCTGGCGGTGATGCTTACTCGGCTGCATTTTATCCAAGTTGCACCACAACAGACTTAACAGGCAATGTGGTAGTCACAGCACCAAGTCACATGATGTTGCGTACAATTATACGTAGTGACAGCGTGGCATATCCATGGTTTGCACCTGCTGGCTTACGCCGCGGTGTGGTGGACAATGCTCTACAGATTGGTTACTTACAAGCTCAGACTGGTGAATTCCAGCCACTTGGTGTAAATCAAGGACTGCGTGATGTCCTGTACTCGAACAATGTTAACCCAATTACATTCATCCCTGGCACAGGTATTACTAACTTTGGTAACCATACACTACAAGGCAATGCTACAGCACTAGATCGTATCAACGTAGCACGTTTAGTAGCATTTATCCGTGGTCGTTTGGAGATTATTGGTAACCAATACTTGTTTGAACCAAATGATACAATTACTCGTGCAGCAATTACTAATCAGATCACAGCACTCATGATTGATCTGGTTAATAAGCGTGGTTTATATGACTACTTGGTTGTTTGCGACCTAACTAACAATACGCCAGCTACAATTGACGCCAACGAACTGTATGTTGACATTGCAATTGAGCCAGTTAAGGCTGTGGAGTTTATCTACATTCCAATGCGTATTCAGAACACAGGAACCATTGCTGCCCAAGCATCAGCGTAATTGACTGCCAGACAAATACCCAAATTTTTGTCTGGCTCAAACGCCATAAATAAACGTATATCAGGAGAATAAACAAATGGCAACAGCCTCATT